GTCACGGTCGGAGATCACGGCGCCGGCCTGGATGATGTACGTGTTCCCGCCGCCCTGGCGCTGCTGCTCCGGGGTCAGCACCTTCTCGCCGTCGTGGAGCACCGCCAGCCCAGCACCGCCGCCAGGCGCGCGGAACGTGCCGCCACCAGCGAACTGCGGGATAGACAACTGCGACGCCGCAGCAGCGATCACCCCGGCTGTGGCCCTGGCTACCGCCCCGCTCGTGAACCCAGACCCGCCGACCTCGAGAATGATCTGGGTGCGGACCTGCGCCGGGATCAGATCAAGCTGCCGCTTGTAGTACTCGACCTGGCCGGCGGTGAGCCCCAACTGCGGGCCGTACTCCTCGAGCGCCCGTTTTGCTTCGTCGACCTTGTTCTTGACGTCCTCCTGCGACCCGCCCATCTGGGCGGTCTGGTAGGCGGCGTCGTACGTTGAGGTCACCAGGTCGCCGACCTTGCCGGTCAGGTTCCCAACCGACACCGACCCCACATCGATCGCTGCGGTCGCCTGGTTCTGGGCGTCCGTCACCCTCGACAGCGCATCGGCCTGCGCCTCCGCCGCCTCCCGGCGTGCGTCCTCGATGCGACGCTGCCCGTCCTCCTGGGCCTTGGCAAGATCGGCCTCCGAACGAGCGATGTCCTTGTTGCCATCCTCGGCGGCCTGAACCTGATCACGTTTCGCCCGCTCCAGCTGGAGCTGAGCGTCCTCGATACGGCGCCGCTGCTCCAACGGGTTATCGCCCGCACCCCCAGAGGCAGCGTCGACAAGAGCACGTTCGGCGTCGATCACCCTGTCAGCGGCGTCCTGCGCTGAACGAGACGCAGCCTCACGGGCGTCAGCCACCCGCTGCTGGGCGTCGACAATCGACTCGGCCGCTTCACGTTCGGCGTCGGCGATCCGGCGCGCCCCGTCAGACGCCGCACGGGACTGGTCGCCTAGCGCCGCCGCCACGTTGTCCTGGGCGTCGGCGTACTTCGATGCCTGCCCCGCCGCCTGGGTCTGGAGCTGGGCGAGACCGGCCACAGCGTCCTTGAACCGCACCTGGGCGTTGATCGCGGTGGTCTGCGTGTCGAACAGGCCGGCGAACACCTGGGCCGCTCGAGCGGCGCGCACCGAGGCGAGCTCGACACTCCGTCCCATGGCATCGAACCCGAACGCCGCTTGCAGCGCCGAAGCCAGCAGCCGGCCACGGAGATCAGCGGCGGTGCTCGCAAACGCAGACTTCGCTTTGATCGTCTTGCCACTGAGCGTGTCCCATGCATCCCCGAAGTTCCCGGTCAGCGTCGACGTCACGACCCTTGTCGCCCCGGCTAGCTGGGTCATTTCGTAGGTGACGCCCTGGATGACCTGCCGACCGATGCCGAGTTTCACGTCGCCTGTTGCCTGCGACAGCCCGGCACGGGCCTTCTTGTAGTCCTCAAGCCGGCGGATGTCTGCCTCGGTGACACCGAGCGACAGCCCCTGGAGTTCGGCGATCGTGGACCGGGACTTGTCGAGCACGTCGACCATCTCGGTCCACGACTTCCCGAACGCAGCCGAAGCAATCGCAGCCTTCTCGGCCGGGTCCTGGGTGGCCTGGTAGGCGGACGCCACATTGAGCAGGGTGCCGTTGAGGTCGGTGGTGCCGTCGGCGTTCTTGGCGACGACGATGCCGTATTTGAGCAGCGCGCCCTGGTTGGTGCCGACAGCCTTGGCGAGTTTCGCCATGGCGTTCGCCCCGGCGTTGGCCTCGATCCCAACCCCGGAGAACACCCCGGCCAGCTTCGCCGACTCCTGCGCCGACAGCCCCGACACGTCAGAGATGGCGTCGACCTGCTCGACCACACGCTTGAACTGGTCGAACGAATCCTTCCCGACCTTCACCGTCACCGCACCGAGGGCGGCCATGCCCGTGGCCGCCACAGCAGTGCGGGTGGAGATCCCGCCGAGCACTTCCTCGACGCCGCCGAACTGGTCGACGAATTCGCCGATCCCCAACGAGTCCGCCAGGCCGCTGAGGAACGAACCGGCTTTCGAGGTGGACCCGCCGGCCAGCGCGCCCCGCAACGACTTGCCGGACTGCTGAGCCTGCTGCTCCGCCTTCTTGAGCGCAGCTTCGATCTGCTTGCCGGCGGCGCCGATCTGCCCGCCCGACGCCTGGGCGGCCTGGGCGATCTGCCGGAACGCTGCGACCGCCTTGGTTGGGTCGCCGGTGAACTTGAAATCGATGCCTACCGCACGGGCCACGTCAACCCCTCAGATGCTCGAGCAGGGCGTCGAGCTCGCCGTGAGGCATCGACTCGATGTCCTCCCAACGCAGCGACGTCTTCGTGTAGATCAGCGGCAGCCACGACCGGAGCTGCCGCCTCAAGCTGGGGGGTCGTCATCACCCTCCCCGTCCGTAGCGATCTCCTCTTCGTCCGGGAAGTACAACCACGGCGAATCAGCGAACGACCGGTCCAACAGCGCGTCGTAATCCTCGCCCTCCACACCGGCCTGCAACCCCGCCAGCCACCAGCCAGCCAGCAACGAGTCCAGCGGGCACGCCAGCGGGTCAACTATCACCCGCCACAGGTCATCGACCCCGAGGCCGCACACCACACGCAGCTGGCGCACCTGCCGGGCGCTGGTGTCAAGCCAGCGCAACACCCTGCGCTCGCCATCGACCAACACCCACACCACCAGCCGTTCACGGGCGGCGCGCACCTCGGCAGCCTGCTTCGCTGCTTCCTCGGCGGCGATCATCGCCGCCACCTGCTTGGGGTCAGGTGCTTTCGCCATCAGACTCCGATACCTCCCGCCTCGAGGAACGCCCGCATCCGGTCAATCCGCGCCGCACTCGACTCCGCCGGACTGGGGAACGAGTCGACGTACTTGTCGGCCACCGTCTTCAAACGCTCGAACACGTTCTGCGCGCCCACCCCGATCGCCGGGTAGAACGCCTTCCCTGACGACTCCTCCACCGTCAGCCGGCCACCGGCCTCGCCAAGCGAGAACTGGTTCCCGGTCCACGGACCGAAGATCGAATCTTTCGAGTACGGGATGCGAGACACCCCAACCCGCCGGTCGCCGCCACCAACCCTGCGAGACACCAGCGCGCCGGACTGCACAGTACGGAAGAACGGACGGGTCTGCCCACGCTTCGCGCCGAACTCACGGCCCAACGAATACGGATGCTTGGCGTTACCCATCCGCACCGCCGCGCCCTTGCTGTTCACCTGCGAACGCACCGTGCTTGCCACCCTCGGGCCGGTCCCGCCGAGATCACGGAACCGGCCCTTGATGTCCGACACCAACGGACGGAGCCCGCGGCGGATCTCCCGCTGCATCACCGTCCGCAGATCCTTCTCCGCCGACTGGGCCGCTTGGATTGTCTCCTCCAGGCCGGACACCGTGATCCCGCCTGTGATCCGGCGTGCCACGGGTCAGGGCGTCGAATCGGCGTTGACAGCCACGATCGAGAACGTCTGAGCGTCCGTGTTCCCGGAAGTCACGTACGCCTTATACGGGCCGGTCACCGTGATCTTGTCGGTCCCAGCAACCTTCGGGGTGATCCCCGTCTGCCACTGCATCGTCAACGTGATCGTCACCGACGACGACCCGTTAGTCAGAGTGAGCACCAACGTCTTCTGAGTGCCGTTCGTGAAGTCCGTCAGGTAGCCGACGTCCGACGCATCAAGCTCGAACTCGACGTTCCCGGTGATCTCCATGAACTGGCCGCGCTCCGGGTCGGAGATCGTGGTGCGACCGATGCACGTGTCGTCCGAGTTCAGGTTGTTGTTCCCCGAGATCGTGATGTTCTTCACGCACCCGATCGACGACCCGCCCACCGTCACCGCGCCATCCACGTAGGAGTAGGCGGTCTGCCCGGTCGGGTCGGTGCCGTCCAGCGAACCGGAACCCGTGTAGCTGATCCCGTTCCCAACCCAGGTGAGCCCGAGGGTGGCGTTCTCGTTGATCGACAGGGCGATCTCCCACGAGTCGACCATCATCCCGACGGCCTGCTTGCGGAACACCGCCGACGTGCCACCGGCGGTCACCTGCATCGTGTACGACGGCAGGTACTTCGACGGCGACGCCGTGTGCGTGTACGGCCCGGAACCGGTCGTGGCGATCGACCCGAGCATCGCCTCGAACAGCAGCGCCTCGCCCTTCGTCCACAACAGCAGCTGCGTGTCACCAGACACCCTGGTACGGCCCTGCCGCACCGCGGTCGCAGACTGGAGCAGCAACGCCCCGGACAGGGTCGGGGTCTCGAGCTTGGCGGTGTCCTGATCGATCGACTCCGACAGCATCTTCAACACCCTGGTCGGGGTGGTAGTCATGCCGATGCTGTAGAGCTTGCCGCCCGACGAGTACGACCCCGGGTCAGAGGTGATCGCCACCTTCACCGTCGAACCGGTCGTGCCGGTGGTCGTCACACCGATCACGTTGTACCCGGAAGGCGAGATCCCCTCGATACGCACCCTCGCGCCGACAGCCAGCCCGTGAGCGGCGGAGGTGGTGTACGTGGCGACACCGGTCGACCAGGTCGCCGTGCTGATCGTCCGGACCTCTTTGCCGATTGAAAGGCCGGACCCGACCCCAGTGACAGCCATCTCATCAACCCTTCTGCGGAGCCGGGTCTACCCGCTCCCGCCGCTTCGGAGCGGGCCGATCTTCGACCAGCTCCCATTCGCCCGACTCAACCGCCGACGCGGCCCTGTCCTCGTCCTCAACCTCGAGCAGCCCGCCAGGTCCGACAGCCCCGGCGACACCGGGAAGCGACACCTCGGACAGACCGCCCACGTACCTCAACTGCATCTCGTCGCCTCCACCCCGATACGAACCTCGACCATCGCCCCGAACCCAGGCGGCCGCTCCAGCTTCGAAGACACCTGCGAGAACCCGTCCCACGAGATCCGCACGTCCCACCCGTCGCCCGTCGCCGTCGTCAACAGCGAACGGTTCGCCTGCACCAGGTCGAACACCAGGTCCATCAACTCGAGCAGGTCAGCCTGCGCCGTAAGGACATCGACGTCGCCGTCGACAGGCAGCGACAGCAACGTCAACACGTGCTGGTAGTTCTCCTGCACCCCGACAGGCATGCTGTACGGCTGGGCCTGGACCTCGACGTCGTTACCCCACCACGCCACACGGAGCTCGGAAAGCTGCTCCGGTTCCTGCACCGGGCGGGCGTCCAACAGCTCGACACCCACCCCCGACAGGGCCGGGCGCACCAGCTCCGACAGCGCATCCCTCGACACAAACAACGACGTCGACGCCATCAGGCCAAACCCCGATACTGGATCTGGTCGGCCAACAGGTCACGCGCCACACGAGGAAGCGCAGAAGCAGGGAACGCAGACACCGGCTGGTCGTACTCGTTCAACACCGCAGTCGAATCGACGTCGCCCTGCCACATGTTCTTCAACGCCTGCACCGCCGCCGTGTGGAACCGGGTGCCGGCCACCGCCGCTGTGTTCGCATACCGGCCCGCCGAGTAAGTCACCTCGACAGTGCCGCACTCCCACAGCATCGACGACCACGACGACCTGCGGAGCAGAACCCCCGACAACCTGGTCGGGTCGTCCGGGTCCTGCTCCGCCAGATAGTCACCCGCCGCCGACAACGTCTCCGCTGTCAACGTGGTCGACACCCCGCCCGACCACACCTTCACCGTCGACACCGACAGCACCGGCGTCCGACGCAACCACACCGCCGAACACCCGCCAGGATGCCGCTCCCCGGTTACGGTGCGGGCGACAACGGGACCGACCAGCTCATCAACCGCGTTCGAGATCGCGGTCACATACCCTTCGAGCCGGTCGACGTGGACCGTGTTCGACTGGCTGAGACGCACGGCGTCCAACGCATCTTCGATTGAGAGCAGGTCGGTCGCCGTGGTCACTGCTCGGCGCCTCGCCGGCCGGCACGACGACGGGCAGACCCGCCGCCGGCTTCCTCAACACCGGAGTCGGAAACCGCAGGCGGGGCGGTCTCCGACTCCGGGCCGTCACCGGCCCGCCCAGAACCGGCGACGATCTCAAACGCCGACGACTGGCCGACAAGCTGACCGGCGACATAGTCGCTGGCTTCGAGCTCGTCGCCTGCCGGCACCACCACCGCAGCGCGGATGATGTCGTTCGACTTGTTGCGGAGCCGCACCCCCGGCTGACGCAAGCCAGCCTGAGGTGCGGCCATGTCACGCTCCGGCATCAGGGCGTGACGTTGTAGATCAGGCCGGTGTCGTCCTCGGACGACCCACGAGCGTTGACGTTGGCGAAGTCTTCCCGCATGAACCCGACCACCACACGCTGGTAGGTCTCACGGTAGATGCTGTCGTCGACCTCGAGCGCCAGCGGGGACCGCTGGCCCATCACCCACTCCGTCCGAGACACGGCGTAGGCGGCCGTCTTGGTGGTGGTGATGCCGTCGTACACACCGGAAGCGTTGAGATCGGAGCGGATGTGCTCCGACACGATGATCGGCACGCCGTACACCGAGGCGAGCTGGCCGTTCAGGATCGTGGCCTGCGGGCCGAACTTGTCGACCGTCAGCACGTTCGTGTCGGACAGCAGCGCGTAGTAGGACGACATGGGGATGATGAACGCCATGTCCATCGGGTTGATGCCGTACTGATCCATGTCGGCCCGTCGGGCGGCGAGCAGGGCCACCGTCAGCGCCGAACCGGCGGATGCCGCGCTGTTGGCGAGGCCACGCTTGCGGAGACCGTCCCAGGCGGTACGGGCATCCGTGGTGGACGAACCGACGTCCGAGTCCTGGTGGGTGCCGTCGGTGTCGCCGTCGAGGATCGCCTTCTCCTCAGCGTCGACGAACGCCCGGATGAGCTTGGTCTGCACGAACGGCAGGATCGCCAGCGCCGAGTCGGCCTCAAGGCTCTTGGAGAACAGCACCCGGCCGCCGAAGATCTCGGCGTCGAACGTCGCCGCACCGGTGCCGGGGGTGGACACGGTGACCTTGGTGGCGGTGTCGGAGGTGGGCTCGGCGACCCGGTAGGCGGTGGCGTCGGCGCCTTCGAGCGGCCACTTCCACGGGTTGGTCGGCAGGTTGATCCGCGGGAACAGGGCGGCGACCTTGCCGGACGCACGCACCCGCTCGTGCAGCGAAGCGCCGATGCCGGTGGGAATCCACTCGGTGCCCTCAGCGGAGGTGTCGGTGTCCATGGCGCGGAGGGCGTGCTGCCAGCGGTCCTTGAACGCCCGGTGCGACCGTGCGGCCTGGAACCCTTCGGCGCCGGTGCGGGCCGAACGGTCGATCAGCAGACCGAACATGCTCATGTCGGCGACCAGCTGCTGGAAGCTGCGGATCGACCGGTGGTGATGCGGGAGGAAGTCGTCGATGCGGGGGGCGAGCACGCCTTCGCCGTCGTCGTTGCGGACGACGACCTGCTCGACGGAGTTCCGGGCGTTGGAGAACGAGCGGAACGCACCGGTGCGGTCGAACGAGCCGGCGGCGACGTCCTCGTTGGTGGCCCACAGGATCTCGTCGAGGTTGCGGCCCGATGCCCGCAGGCTGTCCTCGCGGTCGATCCGGTTGACGTTCGGGACGTGGAACGAACGCACCGCGTCGAGCCGGGCGGCACGGGCGGCGTCGCCCGCGGTCTCGGCGGCCTCGGTGATGGCCCGCTGCACCTCGCCGATCTTTGCGTCGGCGTCGTCGTACTCGGCGCGCTCCTCGACGGTGAGGCTGCGCTGCGCCTGCTTGGCGGTGTCGATGATGTCGGCCATGCGGGCGATGAGCTGCCCCTGCTCAGCCTTGAGATCATCAAGGGTCTTGGTTTCCAACACTGGCTCCTGGTTGCTGGCCTAGCCGACAACCGGAACCGGGAGGCTAGGCGACCTGCTGAACCTGGCGGCGGCGAAGCTCAAGCTCGCGCTCCAGGGTTTCGAGAGGAGTCGTGTCCATCGCGGGACCGGGGTCCTTCTCGTCAGGCTGGTCGCCCTGCTCGTCCGTGACACCCTCAACGGGCTCGTGGGACTCCAGGGGAGTACCTTCGAGCAGCATTGTAACAAGAGCGCGTCGGTCTTGGTCGGACATCTGCGAAACGAGATCGTGAACCGACCGCACACCAACGATCTCCGCCTGCGGGTACACAGGGAACGGGGTAGGCCCGTACTCCAGTAGCGACACGTCAAGCCGCTCCACCAACTGGCGTGTGCCGTTCTTCGCCGCTCGGAAGAACCCAGACTGCGGCGTCGACCGCAACCAGTCACCACGGAACGACTGCCCCCGGATCGCCCCGTCCTTGATCAGCTGCAACACCTCGTCAGCGAGCTCGGTGTTCGCATACCGGGTGACCGTCACCAGCCCACGGGTGCCGTCCTCGCGGATTTCGAGCGGCACACCGAGCGGCATCGAGAACCTTGGCGACGGCTTGCCGAACAGGTCCATCCCGTGGTTGTAGATCACCTGCACCGCCCCCCATCCAGCGGCGACAGCGTTGCGGAACGCGCCGGGGCGGATCACCTCGTCGTACTGGCCTTGATGGTCACGCACCGGGACCGGCACGTCGTACACGGCCGCCAGCGCCTCGACCGTTCGGCCGTCGCCGCCGGAGCGGATGGCGATGTCCTCGACCTGGAAGCTACGAATGAACATCACGCCACCACCTGATCCGGGGTTGATTGAGCATCCACCGTCTGCTGCGCTCCTTGCGACGCCTGCCCCATGTTCAGCGGCGACAACACCTCGTCACCGCCGGCCATCGTCGGCAGGTTCTCCAACCGGCGGGCCTCGTTCATCGACATCCACGGCCCGCCTACCGCACGCTGGTACGCCTCGTACCGGGTTGCGGTGTCGCCACGGAGCCGGCCCTCGAGCTGGAACTCGATGTAGTTCCCGCGTGGCAGCAGGTCAGGATCGAAGTTGACCCACGTTTCGATGCGCTCAACCCACGGCTGCAACCCGTCGGTCACCGCCTCGATCGACTGGTGCTCGATGTTGTTGTTCGTCGACCTGGACAGCTCGTAGAGCTTGTGCGGCGGGATGCGCAGCATGCGCGACACCTCGTCGATCCCGAACTGGCGGGACTCAAGCAGCTGGGCGTCCGACGCCGACAACGAGATCCGCTCGTACTTCGCCCCGTTGCCTAGCACCCCGGTCTGGTGCGCCTCACGCAGCCCCTGGTGGAACCGGTCCCACTGGGAGCGGAGTTCTTCGGCCTGCTTCTTGGTCAGCAACTCAGGAACCGAGATGAGGCCGCCCAGGTGGGTGCCCTGCCCGAACCAGCGCTGCGAATACTCGTCGGCGGCGGCGATCCCGCCCAACGCCTCAGCATGGACCGAGATCGGGTTCAGCCCGACCCGACCGTTGTACGCCAGACCGGGGATGTGCAGGATGTCCCTGGTCGTCCACAGGTTCTCGATGTCGCTGTCGATCACGAACCGTTTCCGGTTGTCCGGCGCCATCACCACACGCACCCGGTCCGGGTGCAGCTCCCGCAACCCCACCACACGACCCACACCGTCACGCAGCTTGAACGCGTACCCGTTGCCACGATGCAGCAGGCTCATCATCCAGTGCTCGACGAGACCCTGCCACGGCATCTCGACGTCAGGTGACGCAAGCCACGGCGGGTTCGCGCGCCGGTCCTTCGACGCCGAATCCCCGAACCCCGACTGCCGGTAGGTGTGCACCGGGAGGAACGCCACACCCTCCGACAGGAACCGCACCCCCGAATACCAGGCCGTCAACCCGAGAGCACGCTCGGCGGTGACGGTCACCCCGGCCTTGGACCTGGTGGCCGTACCGTTCGCCTGGCCCAGCAGCAGCGCGAACTCTTCCATCGACACAGACGCCCGCGACGCCCCACCCAGCAGCCGCTCAGCCCACCGCATCGTCAGAGTTCCTGTCGGGCACCATCGCCGCCGTTCCCACCACCACCATCAGCAGATTCGCAACCAGCCACACCACGCAACCGGCCGACCTCCCGAACAGCAGCCACGACGGAACCGCGCCGACAGAAAGCCCGGCATACACAGCCAGCAACGGCAGCATACCGCCATACGCCTGTCTCATAACGACATGCCCTCCCAATGTTCGACATGGTCATACGGGCAACCCTCGTCCTGATGGTTCGGCCAGAACGGGCGCGCACCACCGAACGACAAGAACTCGCACGCCTCATGCCGCTCAGCCAACAGAACACAATCCAGCACCCACCGAGCGAACCCACGGCCGTCGAGCCCATCAGGGATCTCAAACATGTGCTGCGTGGTCCGCGTCCGTTCCGGCGCCAAACTGTCAGGCGTCGCAGCGAACACGCACAAGAACCTGCCGCCAGGGCCGCCACGCTTGAACGCCCAGCCAGGCTTGTAGCCGACCTGCTCGATCACAGCACGATCGCAAACGACGACGGCGCATCAGGCAGCCCAGCAGCCCACCAGCCAACCGACAACGCCACCAACGGCGAGATATCCACCGACGACCGGCGACGCGCCCACACCTCCGCCCCGTCGCCGCGCTCACGACGCACCGCACCCCGCACCGCATCCAACAGGGCACGCTCAAGATCAGCGGAGCACCGCCACCGGAACCCCTCGCCCTCAGGCACCTCGGGGCCGACCACCGCCCGCAGAAACCCAGTCGACGCCTCAGCCCACTCCCGGCCCGACAAATCCCGCCAGTCGCCCTCCAACTCCACCGCCGGGCCGGCAGGGTCACGCACCCACACCCGCGCCCCGTAGCGGGCCTCGAGCTCAGCGCGCCGCGCAGCTACCCACCCCGTCCCATGCCGGTGGTCGACCAGCTCCACATGCCGCAGCCCGTCAGCCCGCACACCCGCCAGCACCAGCGAACACCCGCCGTCAGGTGACACGTCCGCCACCCCCACCGGCACGCCCGACCACTCCGACCTGGAATCCGCCAGGCCCATCCACACATCCACCGGGATCACCCCGCCACCATCCGACGGCTCATCATCCGGCACCCCCAGCCGCTCCCGACGAAACTCCGCCAACGGCATCGCATCCAACTCGGCACGCACAAACTCGGCCTGCACCCGGAACCCCAAGGCCGGGTTCGCCAGTCGCCACGCCTCCGGGTCCGCAGGGTCACAATCGGCCGGCGCCGACCACTCCAGGTACGCCAAACGCTCCGACCCGCCAGCCAGAGCACGACGCCGCACAGCGTGCAACTGCACCGACGACGCCATCGGCGCCGACGACGTGTACCACACCTGCGGGTTCGCCCTCGCCGACAACGTCGGCAACAACGCACCCATCGCCTCCGGACCCAGGTTGTACGCCTCGTCCAACACCACGCAATCGCCGCTGAAGCCACGGCCCGACCCACGGGACCGTGCCACGAACCGCAGACGAGCGCCCGACAACAGCTCAATCCCCTCGTCGCCGTGAGACGTCCGCACCCTCGCCACCTGACGGCGCAGGTCGTCGGTGTTGTCCACCAGCGCCTTCACCCGGAGGAACGCCTCAGCTGCGGTCTTGAACTCGTGAGCCGAGTGCAGGATCAGCCGCTCACCGAAGAGGAACAGACCGGCGAGCTCGCGGGCCTCGAGGATGCTGCCCTTGCCGTTCTGGCGGGACACCACGATCCCGACCTCGAACGCCGCCCACTTGCGGTCGGCGCGCTCCCCCAACGCCACGTCCAACGCCAGCCGCTGCCACGGGTCCAGCACCAGACCGGCCACGGCAGCGAGCTCGGCCGCCTCTTGGCCAGCGGACGAGACAACGCCGACGGGTTCAGCCAGCAGCCGTGGACGCTGACAGCCTTGCAGCGCGGCGGGCGGTGAGATCACCAACCTGCGACCTTTCGTCGTTGACCGGCAGTGCGTCGATCTCGGCCATGGTCTCCCGCAGCTGCTTCGCCAGCGGCGCTCGCTTGTCCGGCTCAACGTCCTCAAGTGAGGCCGCCAGAAGCGCCCGCAGGGCCTCCAGGGCGTCCCTGCGGTTCCCGGAGGCTGCTGCGGCGCTCAGCGAGGCCACAGGAAGCTCCTAGGCGGCGCTGAGGGCCAGCGAGGCGGCTCGCTTGCGGTCGAGGATGCGGGCAGCGAAGTTGTCGCCGTAGGCGGCGCAGTGGAGAAGCCAATCGAGCACGGGGTCCTCGTCGTCGCGGGCGAGGTTGTCAAGCCGGTACTTGACCATCCGGCGCAGCGCTTCACGACACTCGAGCTCGTGACGGAGCCGGGGACCAAGCTCGGCCATCTCGTCGTCACTCCACGACGGGTTGCGCAGCAGCTTCCGGTACTTCCGCTCCAGCGACTCGTAGGCGATCCGGCGCCGTTCGCCAAGCGTCGGAGCGAAGGCATCGTTGATGCGAGCGTTGCAGTCTCGGCACGCCGGCACCGTCGGGATGAACGGGCGGGCTGCGTCGCCGGTCCACGTCCGGGGCAGGATGTGGTCGACGCTGTCGGCGTCCCAGCCGCAGTAGACGCAGAGCACATCAGGCTTCGTTGCGGTAGCGTTGGCCATGTCGGAGCCTCCTCGGTGGCTTCGTCCATGCCCAGGGCTGTTGACGCAGCGCCTGGGCTTTTCCATGCCCAGTGTACTGCCTGAATGTCGTGTAGTGACATCACCTTCTGCCCACTTCCGCCATCGGCGACGCCACGGGGAGAGAAACGGCGGTGCT